TTTTTAAGACAGCTATAAATACTACAACATGGAGTGCATTAGGAGGTGCAGGGGGTTTACTTTTATATAAAATCGGAAAGCCTATGTTATCTGTTTTAGGATTAGCACCAAAAGGATTACGTTTTGATTTAGATGAAGAGAGTTTTTTAAAAGCATACGAAAGCTACAAAAAAAGTCCTTCTGCAAAACTTGCAGATGAAACAAATATATTACCTACCTCTGCTCAAATAACAAAAGCAGCAATAGACGATCCAAGTTTAAATCTTATTGAAAAAACTCAAATGGCAAGTCTTGCAGGAAAATTAGCTAAAGAAGAAGCAGATATTGCTACAGCTCCTAATTTAGAAACAGGTGCAGCGATCACTGAGCCAAGTTTTACAAATCAGTTAGAAGCAAAAAATATATTAGAAAAGCAAGCTGGAAGAGGTATCGATACCAATAAAGGGATAAGCGAAAACACATTATTAGAGTTTGGAGAAAAGGTTCAACAAGAAGCCTCAAAAACTTTTGAAGCTAGTATGGCAACATTAAACAATAATATTAATTCTAAACTAGCTGATCTTGACAGTAGTATAAATGAAATAGTTAATTTACCAAGAGGTATGGCTGATGGTACTAAAATTGGTGAAACTGTTAAAAGTGCTTTTGATAGTTCATACGAAATTATTGCAAAAAAGTTTGACGATGGGTATGAAAACTTATATAAAGAGTGGTCAGCAAAAACAGGTGTAAGCTTAGATTCTGTAGTTGAAGGTGCAGGTGCGATAAAGCCTTCTGAGTTAGCCCAAGAGGTTGTAAAGTTAAGAAATACATTTAAGGATAGACCTTTTGTAAATAAAGCAGAAAAAGACTTAATAGATACAATTTATAATTCTTTTGTTACCAGTGAAAAAGGTGGGGCAATAGGTGTAAAAACTATATCGTTAAGAACATTAAATGAAAACTTAAGAGACTTAAGACGATTAGAAAGAAGTGCTTATGTAAAAGCAAAATCAGGAGTAGATTCTCCTTATCCAGAAACTTTAAGTAAGTTAGTAAAATCTTTGGAAGATGCTCGTGCAAGAATATTAAATCGTAAAGGGGCTCCAGAAGATATTGCCTTAAAACTAAAAGAACTAGATGATAATTTTGCTGATTTTGCATCGAAGTATAGAAACGCAAAAGTTTCTGCTATTGCTAAAATAAGAAAATCTGATAACCCTGAAGCTGTTTTTAGTGTTTTATTTAAACCAGATAAAAAAGGTAAAACAGCAGTATTAGAAGTTGCAAATGAATTAAAAAGTAGACCAGAAAATGCAGATGTGGTTGAATTTATTGGTGATCGAATTCGTAAAGAATGGCTTGACACTGTAGTAAAAAGAAACAAAGATGGTGAAATTACCACTATAAACCAACAAGCTCACAAAAACTTTTTACAAAATTATAAAACAGTATTCGATGAATATTTAACCACAGAACAAAAGAGGGTCTTAAACTCTGGATCTGTACAAAACTTTGCAGAGGAATTAATAAAAATTCAAACAGAAAAAAATGTTGCTAAAAAAGCTATAGAAAAAGAATTAAGATTAGCTGGAGGAACATTAGATAAACCAGAACAGTTATTTAAAACGATTTGGCAACCAGATGAAATAACACCTTTTAATAAAGCTTTTCCATATATAAGAGGAAATGCAGGTTTGTTGAAAACATTTAAGGCATTAGTTTATAAAGATATGTTTGATGTGGCTCAACAGCGTGTAATACAAAAAGGTAATATATCTATTCCTAATATAGAATTATTACAACCTTATGTACGACAAAATAGAGATAAGCTTATTACTACATTTGGAAGTCAGTATGTAAAAAATTTAGAAACAACATTAGCAGCATTAAAACCAGCATTAACAGATGTTAGTCCTCAAAGAGCAAAACAGGAAAATAGTGTGTTAGCAACTTTTGCAAGAAGTATTGTTGGTGTATTTACACGTCCAGGAAGAATTTTAACTTTTATAAATAAATTATCAGGTCGACAAAGACAAGACGCTATGATACAAGGACTAATTGATCCTGATAAACTTGCAGCGATGGCAAAGGCTTCAAGACTATCACCTACTCACTCAGCAGCAATACAAACATTAGGAAGAATAATTTTTGACCAAAAAACAGACTTTTTATTTTTTGATGTAGATACAAGAGCAGGAAGAAATGAATCAGAATTTGATGTACCTAAACCCTCTTCTGCACAAGAAATATTAAATGGTATAGAAGCGAATAGTAGATAAATGGATCCAGCAAGTATTGGACTAGCAATCACAGCAGCCTCTAAGGCATTTACAGCAATCAAAAATGGTTTCGCAGTAGGTAGAGATATCGAATCTATGGGAAAAGATTTAGGTCGCTGGATGGGAGCATTGAGCGATATTGATAATGCTGAAAAGTCTGCTAAAAATGCATCACCACTTCGTAAGCTATTTAAAGGTAAAGAAATAGAAGCAAGTGCTATCGAAGCATTTACTGCAAAAAAGAAATTAGAAGCACAGCGTCAAGAACTTAAATCATTTATAAACTTTCATTATGGTGCTAATTCATGGAATGAAATACTCCAAATGGAAGCTGAGATAAGAAAGAAAAGAAAAGAAGAAATATATGAAAGACAAGAAATGATAAGAAAAATATGGGAATATATTGGTTGGACTTTTTTATTTTGTAGTGTGATTGGTTTTATTATTTTTCTTGCTTGGTTATATAAGGAGAGTCGATGATGAACGATAATAGTTTTATATATTTAACATTAGGTATTTGGTCTCTTGCGTTCATTTTAGGGTTTACAATAGGATGACACAAAAGAAACTACAAAAACAATCTATTTATGCTGAATATGATGAAGACGGTGATGGCATTGTATCAGACGAAGAACTTTCTCATGTTGCAGAAATAAAAAAGCTAGAGCATGATCTTAGGAAGCAAAGGGCTCAAAGGCGTATGGCTACTGCAAGTTTGGTTGCTATGGGTAGTTTTACTCTTGCTATGTTTTTTGTCGATCTCGAAAGAGTTAAAGCACTTGCCGATATTAGCAATCTTTTCTATATCACTGGTGGTGGCATTGTTGCTGCATACATGGGTGCATCAGCCATAATGAATAGGAACGGTAAATGAAACCAGCTTTTGTATTATTATGTTATCTAGCAGGACAACCAGCAGGAATGCTACATTTTTCTAGTGTAAATAATTGTGATTATTTTAAAAAGTATTTAAACGATCAAACTATAGTCATAGGAGAAGAACAAAAAGACTATCGTTGTTATTGTAAATTAGTTAAAGTAAATGAAAAGATGAGAATATATTAAAATAAAAGTGCAAGATTTATTTAGACACTTAAGGTTATATACTATGACAAATAAAAAGAAAAAAGATCCAAAAGTTGGAACAGGAAAAAAGCCAAAGGGTTCTGGCAGACGTTTATACACGGATGAAAATCCTAGAGATACGGTTAGTATCAAGTTTGCTACAGAGGCAGACGCCAGAGCAACGGTTGCAAAGGTTAAAAAAATTAATAAACCGTATGCGAGAAAAATACAAATCCTTACGGTTGGAGAACAAAGAGCAAAAGTAATGAAGAAAACAAAAGTAGCTAGTATTTTTAAAAGGGGTAAAGAACAAATAAGAAAAGCACATAAGAAGACTTCTGCATAATGAGTGCTTTAATTTGTAATCTTCCAGCTCAACACGTATGGGTACGAAAAGAATATCTCATGGATCATGAATCAGGACATGGGGAGTATGTGAAAGGTATTTGGGTAAGTGCTAAATCTATTCCTGGACGTGCTTTTTATTTTGAAACATATCTTCCAGATTATGGTGCTATATTTGATAAACTACCAATAAGTGCCTTTTTATCAGAGCCTACAAAACCTGAGCCTGATATGTCTTTACCTAATTTACAATTTTGGAATTGTATGGATTATGATGTTACTTGTATTTACAAACAATTTATAGGGTCTATGGATTTTGAGGCGTTTACTAGAGATCATGGGTTTCAAGCTGGAACTTACATTTGTACCTTAGATAATTATCATAGGGATCCAGATACAATAGACTATAGTACAAGCGAACAACCAGATGAACATAAATCTTTTAACTTATTAGAATTAAATAATGGACAATATTGTTTATATCCAAACAATAGAATGAGAGTTTATGACAATAGCTTAACTCCAGAAAAACCCTTTACACCAGATTTTAAAGTAAGCACAATATATTATCAAGTAGAAAATGGTAACAACACTAGATTAGGAGATACAGATGAATACTACTGGAAAACAAAAGAAGAAAAAGACAAAGACCACAAAAAAGCTATCAAGTAAACAAATGAAAATAGCAAGTCTTGCACCTCCAAGAAATAAAATCACAGGTGCTGATTTCAAAAAATTAAGAAAAGCAAAAAAGCGAGGATAATATGTTACAAGCATTGATTGGACCTGCTACAAAATTACTTGGCAAGTTTATCGAGGACAAAGATACTAAAAATAAACTTGCTCATGAGATTGCAACAATGGCTGAACGTCATGCTCAAGAATTAGCAAAAGGTCAACTCGAAATAAATAAAGCAGAGGCGTCCCATCGTAATATCTTTGTTGCAGGGTGGCGACCTTTCGTGGGGTGGACTTGTGGAGTCGCTCTAGCATGGCACTTCGTACTTGCACCTTTTATAATATTTTTCTCAGCTTACTTTGGTGTAGAACTTCCAGAACTACCTACTTTTGATATGGAATCACTTATGACAGTTTTACTTGGTATGTTGGGACTCGGTGGATTAAGATCTTTCGAAAAATATAAAAAATTAACTAAATAAGTAATAAGTTCAAAAAAAAGTCTTTATATAAGCGTCGTATAGGGGGTGCAAAGGGTACGTCTGGTATAATTATACCTAAAAATATCTTCAACTATATACGCTTATAAAAAGGGGCTATATTAAATTGATACCTTATATCTAGCCATATAAGGGCTCATTTGTCTAACTTTTAGTTCGTTTTTTAATTTACCTATAAAATCAACCATGTGTCTTCTTTCCGTTGCTACTTCAGAAGCATAAGGATAATAATCTAAATTATTTTCAGCATCAAATTTTTCTAATAAAAGTGTAGTGCTTTTAATACAAAGATTAATTTCTTTTTGCGATAATTTCATGTGAGATTGAGCCATTATGTATCAATACCTTTCATTCTATTTACTAAACGATTTGCTCTATTTGGTACTTGTTTATACCATCTTGAATCTATCATCTGGTTTGCAGCTTCTTTCCAATCACGGTTATCAACTGCTTGTTTCATTTTATGAAATCTAGAGAGACGAGGTCTGCCCATATTAAACATCATGTTAGCAATAATATATTGTGCTTCTTCAGGAAGATCATCAAAATCATTATAAATAAGCTTACACTCATCAATCGTTACTTTTATATCTGTTTCAAATAATTCATTAACTCTTTCTTCGTCAATCTTAGTGCCTACTTCTAGTCCATGTTCAGGATCATCTTCTTTTATTAAGTGTCCAATCCCACAAGTGGGTAAGCCTAAATGATCTAAATAGACTTCGTATTTACAGCCCTCATCATTTTCTATCTCTACTCTTAATCTATTTATATCCATATTATCCTACTCTTTCTAAAGGTTCGATACTAAGTTTATATCCCATATTATTTAATACTTTTTCAAAGTTTTCTACAGTAGGCTGTCTTTTTCCAGCTTCCCAAGTCCATACGGTTATCTCACTTACACCTGTGTTACTAGAAACTTGCCTTTGTGACATATGTTTCTTTTCTCGTAGTTCTTTAAACTCATGAATTAAATTAGCCATTTTTTCCAATCTTCTCCTAATACCTGAGTCGCAAGATTAATTTTTTGTCTTAAGGCTTTTACAATTACTTCATCGACAGTTTTTTCTGCAACTAAGTCTATGTAAGTAACTTTAGAAGTCTGACTTATTCTATGCACTCTATCTTCTGATTGTAACCTTACTTCAAGATCATAGGAATTACTATAATAAATTACTGTATTGGCAGCAGTCAGTGTAAGACCATAACCTCCAGTTCTTGGCTGTCCTATAAAAAATCTTAAAGTTTTATCCTTTTGGAATCTTTCTACTATTTCTTGTCTTTTTTCTCCAGGAGTATCCCCATAGTAACTTTCTACGGTTTCTTCCCCATACTTTTCTTTCAGTATAGATTCTAATGCTTTTATATTATGTCTATAGTTAGCCCATATAATAGCTTTTCCATTTACTTCTTCTAATATTTCTAAAAGTTCAGTGAGTCGATTACTTTTTAATTCAACTATCGATCCAGAATCTGTTCCTACGAAACCACAACTTATCTGATGTAGTCTTAATATTTGTGTTATAACTGCATTAGCAGTAACTTGTTCCATATCATCAAGTAAAGATACTGCATTCTTTTTCATATCTTGATAAATTTTCTTTTGTTCAGGAGTTAATTCTATTGTTCTTTTTATATAAGTCTTTTGTGGTAAATCCAAACATTGCTCCTTTGTAACTCTATATGAGTGGGGTTTTATTGAAGTAGTTAACTCATCTAAATTACGAAAACCAATAATATGATTATATTGATGAGAGCCTGCTGATCTTCTTATCATGTCTGCAAATCGACTGCAAAAAGAATAATAAGATCGAAAGCCTAGTAGTTCTTCGCTAAGAAAAGCAAACTGTGAGTAGAGGTCTAAAGGTGATTTAGTTATTGGTGAACCTGTCAGTATTCTTTTATACTTTGCCATCTTACCTAACTGAATAGCGTTCTTAGTTCTTAATGCTCTGTGGTTTTTTATTACAGTTGATTCGTCTATCGCTAACAATGTTCCTTCGTTATGTAATCCATTTTTATGATTAAATATAAATCGCTTGGCTATATCTAAACCTTTTTTAGTCGATAAAGCTTCAATGTTCATTACAAATATTTGTAAGTCAAAACTTCCTATCCATATTGCTTCTATTTCTTTTTTAATTTTTTCTGTAAGAGGAGAACTCCAATAAGCTATCTTATATTCAATATGGTCTGGTAAATGTGTAGGTATTTCTTGTCCTACCCAGTTTTTGTAAACACCTTTAGGGGCAAGTATAAAAGCTGAATTAATTTCACCAGCATCGTATAGATAAGCAATAGTATCTATTAATACTTTCGATTTTCCAGTTCCCATATCCATTAACAATGCATATTCATCTTTTTTACAAGATGCTTTTAATGCATCGAGTTGATGTTTATAGGGTTTCGTTTTAAACCTAAATTCCAATATATCCTTCTACTTTCTTTCGGATAACTCTAGCAGAGCAAATCATGCTAGAGCTAGTCCACCTAATCCCAAATCTACAATTCAATTAAGGAGAACTAAAGTCTACTATATAATATTAGAACAGTATATAAGAAATTTATGATAAAAAGTGCTTCACGACCCTTTATCTATGATAACTTAAAAATAAAAATCATACTATTGTTATATAATTAAAACAAAGAGTTAAGTACACTATTATGAGATTATGAGATTATGACGAGACTTTTAAAACTTGTAACACTAAAAACGATTTAGAATCACAATGTTGCATAAAATAATAGTTTATTAATATATAAATAAGGTATAAACTAATTTAGTTAGGAGAAAGTAGAATGGATAAAAAACAACCTACAGTTTATGTAGTGCAAGATTTTGGTACTAAGAACATCTCTGGTGCTAGAAGATTTGGTGAAATAAAAGTTTTACTACCACCTAATAGACAAATCGTTTTAAGTTCTGCCCCAACCGTTTCACGATTGAGGGAAGGCTTAAATGGTTTTTCAGACGATGACTATTTACTCTTAATGGGAGATCCTGCTGCAATCGGTATAGCTTGTAGTATCGCATCAAACATTAATGGTGGAAAGTTTAAAATGTTAAAGTGGGATAGACAAGAAGCTTTATATCTTCCCATTAATATCAACCTTAAATACTTTGGAGAGTATGATGAACAATCTTGACGATATCCTCAGTGGTGAGGCGTTAAATACCATAAATGTCAAGGCGACACCTGATGAGTTAAACAGGTTAAGCAGATTGGCAAACGAACTTATCCATAAACAAAACGAAGTAAAAGAATTAGAAGATTCTATTAAGGCGTTTAAAGATAGGATAAGACAAATCTCCGAACAAGAAATACCTGACTTTTTAGCAGAAGTTGGGTTATCGAGTTTCGAGTTAGATAATGGCACTAAGATTAAGGTTGAGCCTTTCGTTAGGGCTCACATATCTAAAGACCGATCAAAAGAAGCACACGCTTGGTTAGAGGATAATGGTTTTGGTGACATTATTAAAAGAGAAGTGAACTGTAAGTTTAATAAAGGCGATAATAAATATGTCGAACTAAAAGATAAGCTTGACGATTTAGGACAGTCTTATACGACTAAAGAATCAGTTCACCATGCAACTTTAAATTCATTTGCTAAAGAACAGATGGAAAAAGGAACAGATATTCCTATGCAACTATTTGGTCTTTACAGTGGATTCATAACTAAAATAACTAAATAAGGAGGATATTATGGCTGAAAAAGCAGTTGCAACAAAAGAAGATACATCTATTGTTACTATTAATGATGATCTTTTATTAAATGGAACAGGGTTAGAGGATACAACATCAGAAGATTTTGCTATTCCTTTTATCCGTATTATACAATCTGGTAGTCCACAGACTAAAAAAGCTGATGGTAAATATGTAAAAGGTGCTGAAGAAGGCGATATCATAAATACTGTTAGTAACCAAATTACTGGGGGCGAGTCAGGAATATATGTTGTTCCAGTTTATTACCAAAAGAAGTACATCGAATGGAAGCCAAGAGAGTCTGGTGGTGGGTTAGTAAATGCTGACCATGAAAGGACTATACTTAATCAATGTACACGAAACGAAAAAAATAAATTCGTTTTAGAAAATGGTAATTACATTGACGAAACAGCACAGTTTTATGTGATGGTAACTAATGCAGAAGAAACTGAGTGGCAACAAGCAGTTATTAGTATGTCATCTACACAGCTTGGTAAGGCTAGAAAATGGTTAAGTCAGATGAAACAGAGACGTGTAAAGAATAGTAAGGGTGATTTAGTTGAAGCCCCAATGTTCATGTTTCGTTACTTAGCTAAAACTATGTCAGAGTCTAATGATTTAGGCAGTTGGTATGGTTGGTCTATAGGTTTAGATAGAGCTGTAAAAGACCAAAACTTTTTAATGGAAGCGAGTAGTTTTCTAAAAAGTGTTCGTGCTGGTGAAGTAAAAGTTAAGCAAGAAGATTCTAACGAGGACTCTGCTAACTCTAAAGATACAGACGAAGTACCGTTTTAAGGTCAGGGGGCAAAAGCCCCCTTTCTTTATTAGGAGGATATAAAGGTAGAATGACAAAAAAGATAGAAGAAGAATTTGCTGATCTATTTGCTGGATTAAAAAAGGCATACGGTAGTTACTCACCAGAGGAGGGTAACGGAGTTGGAAAAGAAAAAGGTAGATATAGAATTATATCAGAAGATATAGACGAAGACCGTTTATATGAATTATGGAAAGAACACCTCGCAGGAAAAAACTCATTAGGTATTATACCAATACAAGAAGATAATACTTGTACTTGGGGTGCAATAGATATTGATCAATACCCACTTAACCATGGGGAACTTGTAACTCGACTTATACAAACAAATGAGTTACCTGTAGTTATCGCAAGATCAAAGTCAGGTGGTGCACACATTTATTTTTTCTTAAAAGAACGAGTAAGCTGTGCAATCGTACAAAATAAATTAAAAGAAATAGCCTCCGTGCTTGGCTATGCAACAGCTGAGATATTTCCTAAACAAACTAAATTACTTTTAGAAAAAGGTGATCGAGGTAGTGTATTAAATATGCCTTATTATGGGGGTAATCGAACAACTAGATATGCTCATAATAAACAAGGTGAAGCTATAACAGATTTAAAAGAATTTATTATTTATGCAAAGAGTCAAGCTATAAGTAAAACAGAACTTGAAAGTTTAAAAATAAAATCTCAAGAACTTAATGATGAAGATTTAGATGGCTGTCCACCTTGTATAAAAGTATTATGCACTATGGGGTTTCCACAAGGCACACGAAACAATGGACTGTTTAATATTGGCGTGTTTCTTCGAAAGAAGTTTGCAGACGATTGGGAAAAGAGGGTTGAACAAAAGAACTTTGAATATATGAAACCACCACTCGGTGCGTCAGAAGTTTTAACAGTAATAAAAGCATTAAATAATAAAGACTATCAATATAAATGTAATGATCAGCCTATCGCTTCACATTGTAATGCAGCAGTTTGTAGAACTTGTGAATATGGCGTAGGGTCATCTGGTGGATTACCACAGTTTAGTAACCTACAAAAACAAGATTCTACACCACCGATATGGTTTTTAGATGTTGAAGGACATCGAATAGAACTAACTACAGATGAACTTCAAAACCAGACTAAGTTTCAAAGAAGATGTATGGATGAATTAAACTTTATGCCTTTAACTATGCGACAGCAAAACTGGAGGACAGTCGTTCAACAATTACTTGATAGTGTTTCTATAATAGAAGTTCCAGCAGA